TAATTATGTCTTACTATAGATAACTTTTATAAACTATCAATAACTTCTTCTCTAATTATTCTCTGAAATTTACATCCTTTTATAAATTTCTTTCTCTAATTTTCTCTGAGATTAGTACATAGATTTTTTAGAACGAGATTTCGTTGACGGCCTTACTACTGATCCACCAAGTTTTTTTGGGTTGCCAGAACCAGCAGCTTTATTACCTGATACACTGGCCTTTTTCTTTTTGGATTTAGCACCCATTAAAATAGATTTAGTTCCCATCATAGTTTACTCCTTTTATAATTAAGAAAATCCGCAGCAGTTTTTACTGACGGAAAAGTTGTTATGAAATCAATTCGACTTTCAGCTCTTGGATCAATCACGCAACATATACTTTGGCCATATTGCATTTCTTCATAGCCTAATTTTTTTCCGTAATGATCAAAGTGTTTATATCCACGAGCTCTTATTGTATGACATACTCGATCATGACCTGGCTGTTCAAAAGTTGAAGTCATCCAAGTATGGGTATGACCACCAGCAATGATATCGTATTTAGACATAAACATTGCAGCTTTAGTCTGACCAAAGTTTGCAGCATATTGTGATCTACCAGGATGGTCATGAGCAGCATGAATTTTACAAGATACATTATTAGTAAATTGTATATCTAAACTTGCAGCCCACTCTTCATAAATAGTTTTTGGCTCTTTCATCCACTCTAAAATATCACCATAGCTTTCATGAAATAAATCATGGTTACCAGCTATCGCTACTAAGAATTGATCACCAAGTCCGTTCTCTTTGCCTAAGAAATATTCAACGAGCCGCCAAGTTTGATTTACCGTAACAGGACTATTAGCATATAGCTTGCACAAATATCCTATCCAGGCATCAGTTGTATCTCCTAAATTTATAACTTTCATTCCATCGGTATTACGAATAATTTGAACATCATCCATAAAACTTTCAATGTTCATTCCTGGGTTTCCAATATGTGGATCACCCATAAAAACAATACAGATAGGTTTGTCATGATTAACCTTAATTGGCATAAGGTCTCTTTCGTCTTTTGCTCTTTTATTATTCTTATAATTTTCGAGCATCCGTTCTACAGTTTTTTCAACGGGCTCTTCAGGATCAAATGGTGGTTTAATATCAAACTCGTTATTATCGTTTTCACCTAAAACATCAAATGCTCTATTTAGTCTGTTGTAAAATGTTGCATAAGACATTCCAGCTGATAAAGCTGCCTTGCCTATACTCTTACCATGTTCCTTCCATAATGATATCGCTTGATTTAAATCTTTATTATTTAAACCTGGTCTTCCTCTTCCTAATGCTTTACTCAAGATACTCTCCTTATTCTAATTCAAACTCTAAGTTGACTTCTTGATCATTGTTCACCTCAATTACATAATTGCAGTCTGTGCTCGCACACCTTAAACCAACAATTTCCATTTCAGCTCCAGTAATATTAAATTCCAAATACTGAGCTTCAACAAAATAATTGATACCTCCACACTCTGGGCATGAGACCATGTGCTTTGGGTACATTTCTAGTACATTTTTATTTGCCATTTTATCCTCATTTATGGGGTTACTTTAGTATTGGGGAGAGTTTAAAAAGCTCTGTATGAGCTTCTATGACGGTCAATTTTTTTGATTTCTGTTAATATTTATGTTTTCTGCTACCTTTTCAAAACTTCTACCAGCTACATAGCCTGTCGTTCCAATAGTTAAAAGTGTCCACATTTCTTGAGGTAGATCAATTTGAAGAGGGTAAGTTTGTCCGTACAATAACAAAGCAACAACATTTAACAATGCTGCTATTAAATAGTTCCAGGCAATTATTGAAATGATTACTAACATGAGAAGAGGTCTCCAGTTAGCAGTTAGCCAATGCTCAGATTTTGCTTCAGCCAAAATAATTTGAGTTGCCCCTTTCTCTAAAACTGCTGAATTTTTTATTAACTCTAAATTTATTGCAGCTTCAATCTCTTTAACTTTTTGTTTGTCTTCAGGTAATACTCTCTCTAGCACCGTTGATATTAATGGTGAAAATAAACTTAGTAATGATGTAAACATTTTATAAATCAAATAATATTGCTAATAATAAAGAGATAATACCAACAGCTGATGAACCTATTAAATACTCTAATCTTTTAACACGGCCTAAAGTTTCTATTGATAGGCTTTCACATGATCGTTGATGGTCTATAAGAGCTTGTTCTAAGACCGCTACTTTTTTGTCTACTTCTGCAACAGTTGTTTTAGCCATTATTCACCAACATACTCAAAAGCTATAAAACCTTCATGCTCACCATGATCATAGAAAGTATGCATATATCCATCAGAATATTTTATAAATCTAAAACCTTCTTCGTTAACTCCTTCTTCTTCAAAATAGGCATCTGAAACATAAAAACCTCTTTCTTCTGTATAAGACCATCTCTGTTCTTCCAATCCATCAGGTGCTTCGCTATCATCAATATTTTCAAAGATATTAATTTTATCTTCCGTGTAATCAGCAAATTGAAGAAATGGAAACTCTGTTCCTTCAATTAATTGTTCTTCCCAAATGGCTTTACCATCTTCAATGCCAACACATTCTTTAACTGTTCTATCTCCTGTTAAAGCTAGTTGATTAAAATCTCCATTAAAGCCAATTGAAGTTATATCTTCAGCTAAAGCTACGATTTGATTGTTTTCTTTCAATGTTGCTAGTTTCATTTTGTCCTCCTATATAAAATCTGGTTTAGTTGGAAAATTAACATCTGGAAAACCTTCTTGATCTGGTAAGTTTCTTAATGCTTGTCGATATGTTGAAGCTTCAATTTTTTGTTCTTCCGTTAAAGAATTATCGGACAACATAGTCCAATCACTTTCTAGTAAAAGATTATTTCTTTGTCCCTTTTTATTATAAATTTTATTCGATAATGTGTTTGGGTCTTCTATGTTATCTACTTCAATCGTAATAAATTTTTTGTTAGTTACATCATATACTTGTTCTTGTGCCATAAACTTATCCTTTAACTATTGCGTAAACTGAAATTATACCTTCGACAAATGTTCCACTTGAAGGGTAAATATAAAATTGAGAAATATAATCTGAATTGGTAAAAGAGTTTGCATTACCTCCCACTCCCATATCAGTCATCATATAATTATTGGTACTTCCATGTCTTTGTGTTGCTTGGTATCTGTAACCTAAATTTTTAAAATTATTTTCCCAATGAATATCAAAAGCTAATCTTGGAGAATAATCGCCAGCATTATAAGTTTGAATTGGCTGTTGACTTCCGACATATAAATTATTACCCACCATACCAAATTGTAAATAATCAGACCAATCGTGTGTTTCATTTGATGTTGCAGATCCACTATAGGCAACAAAGTTAGCAGTCCTTACTGTATTGCCTGTCATAATAGTTGACCCATTGTGATATGGCTTTATTCGTAATCTTGCGTCTGCGCTAAAACCAACACCAACCCCATACATATGATAACCTCTAACATCAGCTCTATTGACAGAAGCTGGTAGTGATATAATTACACTATCTGCAACACCACTATCTCGTCTAAAATCTACAGCACCACAAAATACTCTTGATGTGTCTGCTAAGGCACCAGCACCAACAGCACTAGCTACAGATTTTGTTGGTAGTCTTAATGCTGTTGTTCCTATAGCTTGACCAGCCAAAGGATTATCTGTTCCAGCACTTGTAGTTAATGTTCCATTATCAGCAACATAATAAGTAGTACCATGCGTCAAACCACTAACATTAGTTTCTAGGCCTTCGGTATCATTAGGCATAACTTTAATAGAGCTTCCAGCAGTACCAGCTTCTTGTGCAAATCCAAAAAACTTAGACTTGTTTGTAGCTGTAACATTAGTAGTAAGTTTCATTATGCCAGCTTTAAATCCACTAAATGATGCTTCATTACCACTTCCTGTTGCATAAACCCAATATCTACCTTTTTGAGAATAAGCTCCTGTTATATCTGTTTCACCAATAAGCGATACTGAAGCTCCAGCAAAACCTAATGCAAAATGATGCTTATAACTGTTTGTGCCACTAGGATTAAAGTTAGAGCTATTATTGTGATTAGTTGCAGTACCAATAGTTATTGAGCTACCATTATCTGTTGTAGAAATAGGATAACTACTTATATGATTATTTTGACCTTTACGGCTAGCAGTATCACCTGTAGTTACAAGTTCATTATTAAGATAATCATACTTTCCATTTGGAGCATCTGAACTACCACTTACAAAACCTTGAACATCAGTAGTGATAGCACCATTATATCTAACAGTCCTAATTGCTAAATTAGAGCTAGTACCACTCATATTAAATCCCATAGCCATAAAGCCACAAAACTTACCATGTATAGCTCTAAACTTACGACCATCTGTATTGGCTATACCAGGGACAATTTGTGTATTAAGATTTCTTTGAAATGTATCTGTACTACTGTAGGTATATCTATTCATATACATATTACCACTAGAAAATGTACTACCAGCACTTCCCATAGTTAAAACACTTACATGACCATCACTTCCACTATCAGGTACAATCATCATTTCCCCATGATAATTCCCTGACATAGCCGTTGGGTTTTCCCCTGTTTGATGTCTACCTCTTGTTTTTGTGAGAGTATATCCACTGCCTGTCCAAGTAACAGTCCATTCTACTAGATGGGTTTTACTAAAATAACCTACATAATCTATAGTACGCGCCCAACAACCATGAGCAATTAACTTAAATGTGTTTCCACTTGCAGAATGTATTCCATAATCAAATGAACAAAAACCACCACTTTGATTGTAAGTAGAATCCTCTTGCGTTAACATTGCACTACCAATGTTTGTATTACTTACAACAGTAATCGCACCAGAATTATCCACGGTAATAAAGTAAAGTATTCTTTGCATACCGTATTGACCGTAACCAGCACTATACCCACTTACGACTGTGAATGTACCACCAGCATCGGCATTACACTCTTTTATATATTCAACCCTAAAATTACCTAGTCTACGATTATGACCATAGGATCCAAATTCTGCATAACTTGATACTTGAGTTGGTGTACCAGCAGTAATATTACCATTACCATCATGGACAAATGATTGAAGATACCAATAATTGTACTGACCATTACTTGTTTTGGAAGTATTAAAAGCCATCAAATATCGACCATCACATGATGCACCCATATCAGAAGCATTAACAGTTCTGGAAGTTCTATCACTAATTGCTGACACAGCAGTAGCTATAGAAGTTCCAGCAAAAGTATTATTTGTAGTTGTTGTAGATACTTCTACTTTTTTAGCTTCACCATTTGTCTCTCTGGTTAATGTTGTACCAGCACTAACT